CTCCTTTTCCACCCATTTTCTTGAACGGCTTGGCAGGGGCATCACCGTCCTCTTCAATCTTAGTAAGACGATATTTCTGCTTGGTATCCTCGACAACCTCATCTTGAACTTCACGGATGTCATCCGCAGACATATTAAAAATGTTTTTATACACCCATCCATAAGAAAAAAATCTATTTTCAACCATGTCAATCGCCACACCAATCTTGTCTTGCCAAATCTCAATCTTTTCTTTCTCGAAAATAGTTGATGGATTGGTAAGTTCAATCTCAAAGTCAACAAGAGATTCGTCACGATAACCTTGAGCATAAAGGTGAACGATAGCAATCTTGCTTAGTTCCGAACAAATGATGCGTTGCAAACGCTGAATGGTACGGGCAAAACGAACGTCTTCTGATGCAAGAGTTGCCTTGCCGGAAATTCCCTCTTCATATCCAAGGAATGCCTTTGGAATCTTAAGAGCGGCCATCATCTTATTCTTGACGTATTCAAGGTCATCAATACCTGTCCACTCCATACCAGCAAGAGTATCAATTTTCGTTCCACTATCACCACCACGGACGGGGATATAGTAATCTTCAATCATATTCTGCAAATTGAAGCGAAGATTATATTCACCCGTTTGTTCATCCATATACGGGACTTTCTTCATTTTATCCATCATCTTCTGCATGAAAGCATCTACTTCGTTTGGTGGAATATTTCCGATGTCAGTATAGAAAATACGACGCTCAGGAGCACGCATAATACGACTGATAAGCATGGCGTCTTCCATAAGGGATAGTTGTTTCCAAACACGCCGAGCACCTTCGATCATGGCTTTTCCATAAGGTAAGAAGTTACTGTCGGAAATAAGACGAAAATGAGCCACTTCATAATTCTCAAGAACTTCGGCCTGTGATGTATCGGTCGGACGAAGTTGGAACTTGACATAGCGTTTGTTTGATGGGTCAGAATTCTCAATACGTTCTACGTTATAAGCCGAAACAGGTTCAACCATATAAACGCCATACTCGGGAGTGACGTAGAGTTTGAGATAGAAATCCCCATACTTTACCATGTTTCTGACCCACGACCACAAATTGAATCTAACATTAAGAACTTCATCGAAGAGATTCTCAAGAATACGTTTTACATTATTATTAGTAGAGTGAACCGTAATCATCTTTCCCACTTCGTTGTACGTGAGGCACTCGTCGGCATAAATGTCAAGGGCTGAACTCAGAATCGGGTCCATGTCCATTGTGTTTTTTACGAATACACTATCAGTGGCAAAGTTATGAAACTCCTCCACAGTAACATCATATACATCAATTGGACCAATAGATTCAATAGAAACTATTTTATGATTAAGAGTGGATTCAATTTCTATTTTAAATGAATTCCAATTATAATTACTACGTTTCAACCTATTGTTAAATGTAGAATAATCACATTTAAGTTCATCAATCAATCCATATAATGTTAATTTTCCATTATTTTTGTAGAATTCCGTTGCTTCAATTTTTAATACTTCAATAGTTAAATCATCTCTAAAGTTTGGATTATTATCTATTGATTGGTCTCGATTAATAAACGACTCTTTTAAAGATTTAGAGCGAATGTCGTTAGATTTTTCGGTATGATTTTTTCCAAAAAATGGATTATTTTCACCCGAACGTTCTCCATTCCACTTATGACATTTTCTATTTTTCCATCCATCCGATGCCAACCTCTTATCAAGAGTTTTTTGTTTATTTTCAGGAGACCATATAACTTTGTTATTTAAATCTATATGATATTGTTTATGTTCTAATGCGTTTAATATTCGAAGATTTTCAGGTAGATTGTTAGTTTTATTGAAATTCTTATGATGAACTACTTCATTATCTTCAACTGTTCTATAGAATTGTTCGGCAACAATCTTATGTTCAGATTGCCATCCCTTACTAAAATTGTATATGCATCTATATCCATTTTTATAAAAGTCTTTCTGATAAAATGGCATTACAGATTCTCCTACTTTCAAATCAACAATCTTTTTATATTCCCCATTGCGCATTAGAAATGGATGCTTCAAACTACCAATAACAAATTGTCCATTATCGAAAGTTACCTTGTATCCTATACGTGTGCCTTTCTTTTTACGGGGATGAAATGCTTTTCCAAGTTTTATGGAGTCAGTTTGATGGTCGTATGAGAATACAAAAAATCGCTCCTGCGGTTTATCTTTATATTTCTCCGTTAGTTCTTTTATGGTTGGGCGTGTTCCATCTGGAAGTGGAACAATAGTATCTGGTCCTACGCAGTCATAATCCCTAAACAAATCCATTCGTGCCGCTTGATAGGATAGGGCAAAGTCACGAGTATAGGCGTTATAGCCAGAAGATCGGATACGATTGAAACGATCACGAAGACTGTTTCTGTCCGTAGCATACATGATGCTATCGGTATCTTTTATTTTTAGTTGTTTACCACCGACGTTACGAACGATAACATCAGTAGAAAAGAGTCTCTTTAACCTCGCATATAGCGATTGTTTCTTTACGTCGAGAATCTCGTCCTCGAAAGGTTTTCCTGGCGGTGTTTGATTTGCGGGCATTGAATTATCCTTTATTTAGTGTGTATATGTATAATACCATTATTGGTCTTTTCTATAAATATCCTTTAAAATACCATTGTGTCTTTCTTTCGTTATTATAGGATTGGAACTTCTCGCTATACATTCCCCAAGTAATTCTGACACATCTTGTCTTACGGATTCATCCCACTCCGACCATGCGGTTCCATCGTTATGCCATCCATCCAAAAGCTGACCTGTATTTGTCAAAACATTTACTGCTTTATCCCAATCGAAATAAGAATTATTATTTGGCATATATCCTTCACTTAAAGCAACCATTCAATATTTTCTTGATTTTGTTTACCAAACCCTTGACGTCCGGTATTCATTTTCCATGAATTAAATCCAATTTGCTGTTGTTTAACCTTGTAAAATGGGGTGGTATCCTTCTTTGTTGATGTTATACCCCCGATTGCAATCTTAGTCAGTTCCACACCTTCTTGACGAAGACGCAGGGCTGTATCTCGAACATACAAGGCAATACAGAGCGACATAACCAAATCATCGTTATACCCCTCCATTGCAATAGGCTTGCTATTTTTCCATATGAAGGTTTCCAACTCTGCCAAAGTTCTCTTGGAGCGTATTTCAATTGCCATTTGGCGCATATAATGCTCCATATTATCAATAATCATTGGACGGGTCTTAATGTTCGTGCTAAATCCCGGAACAAGCTTTCTATCTTCCGACGCCCATTTATTATTCAACTGGTGCTGAACATCCACGTATTTAACATCGGCAGAACTATAAAACGTATTCGCATACCCACGGTCGAGGACTTCTTGAATAGTTCCCCAACCTACGTTTTCACGCTCAATTACAAGTAAACAGCCATTATATTCCGTTGCTAATGTTACGAGGAAATCTCCAAAATCTTTGGTTCCTATTTTTCCTTTATATTCCGCAACTTGGACTGGTTTTTCCCGGCTTATGTCCAAGACATGACAGGCGGAATAATCCGCACCGTCGCCTCGGGCAACGTCTGCCGCAATAACATAAACATGATTTCGGTCAGGATATTCCCAAATCCATAGATTTTTGTCCATGCCACGGCATTCTTTCGGGTCAGCGGCTTTATTTTTCTTGTAGAATTCAATGATATTAAGGTCCACTACGTTATCACCAGATGCGAGGAAATTACAGTCATATTCCTGCGATGCCTTCTTTGGATTTCCTTGCTTTTCTCCTTCGATACGACGCCATTCCTCATCACGCTCTGGATGCAACTGCCATGGGAGAGTGATGGGATGGAATCCATTTCTCCCCACCGTATTATTCATATTTTCTGACTCTGCCCCTTGCCACATTTTGTGGAACCAATTACCAACACCCCGAGGCGTGGAAAGTACAATAGAATTACCACCCGTTGATAATGTTGGTTGTGCAGAAGTCCACAATTCCTCGGCATCTTCAATAAGTGCAGCTTCGTCAATGATTAGAAGTGAGAGAGCTTGACCGACACCGGATTTCTTAGTCGTTGATGCCGCTTTGATTGTAGAACCATTCTTAAACCTCATTGAAAGACGATTATCTTCCGTGCATTGAACTTTAATCCATGATGGCAGTTCAGTATAAGCATCTCGAACTTTTGTTACAATATCTTTGGCGTCATCCTGCTTCAGCGAAATTAATAGAACAGTTTTATCATTAAAAAAAGTCATCATCCACAATGCATATGCAGCAACGAGAGTTGAAATTCCCATCTGGCGGGATTTGAGAATTATATTGAATTTATAATCGTGGAACGCCTTCAATGTTTCTTCTTGAAAATCGAACAGGTCAAATAGAATAGTTCCCCGTATAGGGTGTTTAATCTTGACATAATGCTTCATGAAGTAAACGGGTGACTCCAAGCACTGTTTGTATTCTTTTCTAATTAACTCTTGGTAGGAGATTTTTTTGTCTGGCATAAAATATTCAATCCATATTTGGTTGTATCCGCAATATACTTTTGTTTACATTCGTCCCGGAATTTGATAAGAATATCAATTCGTTTGGATGTATCTTTCAAATCCTTCTTGGCATTGGTAACAACTTTTTCGGCATTAATCGTTTTCCATCGCTCTGTGAACCCGTCAGAATTACAGAGCATAGTGACATCAGTATCGTTCGAGGAAAAATACTTGATACTCTCTTCAATTTTCGTTTTCAAATCCTTTGTGGCCCCAAGTTCATTCGACGCAAGTTTATACTTCTCATAGGCTTCGTAAATTCCCAATACTCGCAATTTTGTTTCATAATCAATCAGGCAATTTTCACAAAAGCCAGTTTTTCGGAAAAACAAACGGTCAGTTTTAGACCCCCATTTTATATTAGCCCCGCATTTACATTTCTGTTCGCCGATAGTTTTCCGGATTAGTTCTGCCACCCGGTTAAACTTTACAGGTCCACTTTTTCGTTGAACCCATTCGCCTTTGGCATCAGTCCAACGCTCACCAATAGCTCGTTTAACGTATTTTTTTCCAGTGTAACCGAATTGGGTTATAGGGCGAACGCCCGCCAGATAATCTTTTACGATTTGAATATTGCTTTTTCTCATAACTTTTCCTTTGATTGATACATATTCTCAACACTCTATAAAAGACTTTATAAATATGTTGTTTTGATTCCGGATGAGTTCACGTAAACTCTTCGTCCGAACACGTTTGGAGTGCTGCCGCTATATTTGACGGCTAATGACCGTCCTACGGCGTTTCCATTTACTTCTATGTTAATATAATCAACCGAACTTGCATCATTGGTATTTGTAGGAATCAATGAAATATTTGATACCGGAGTATAACCCACTTGTTTTTGAGAGGATTGATATGCCAAAAACCTCATGGGTGGAGAAACACTTGGAATTCCTGGCAAATAAAGATTATTGTGAACTGTAAAATCCAACGCATCGGTTGGGGAAGATGGACTACTGCTACTTCCGTTCGTAGCTATAACGCTGGTTCCATACAAACTGGCTCCTGTAGGATCAAATGTTTGCACACTGGGCGGAATCGTATAAATAAGATTTGAGCTATTATCGTATAGTTCTGCCTTGATAGTAAATGATTCATTGGCGACATTGATTGGAAAGGGAACTTGAACACCAGCTCCTCCGGGAGAAAATCCATAGTCACCATAATTCACGAAGGATAAGTTTGTCAGCGTTACATTGCATTGATATGGAACAATCACCAATGTCCCATAATAGTCGTTCATTGGTGTAAAAAACATCTTTTGAACATCCGAGAAAACTTTTGTTCGTATGGCATCTGTAACACTGATTTCTCCAATTTTAAGTCCATAAACCGGGTCGAAGTTTGGTTCATCGGAAATTCCCGGTAAAGAACTCGTGATATAAAATGAAACTTTCGATGGTATATTGGGGTCTTTATTGATAGTGATATTTGATGACAACAAATATAAAACACCCTCGGCCAAGAAAATAAAGTTAGACGTGTATCCAGTTCCCAAAAAATCACGGTGACTCGTAACCTCGTAAGGATAGTAGGTGTTATCATTTCGAACATCGAGAGCCGAGACCTTGGCTATGACATAGCTGTTTCCATCAGCGGCAGTAATATCAGGGATAGCAGTTATAGTCATTGCACTTAACGCAGGAGTATCACTCTGAACAAGAGCCAATGATACCGATGAAGCATACCAATACTGGTTTACTTGGTCCTGATTATAAAATACCCCAATATCAGAATACTTTTTGTTTATAGAAATAGGGTCGCTTATGAGTTCAAAATCGCCGGGATAGATATTGCTTTTTGCATAAACCTTTTGGCGGGCTACCATGCCAGAAAATGTATCAATATTTCTATACAAAACATCCACGTAAGATTTTTGCAGCAAGATTGACGACGAAAAGACGGTATTGTAATATTGATATGCACTCGATGCACTCAATGAACTAACATTACCAACCATTTTAGATGCCGTATAAGTTGTAGTTGCAAGAAGATGTGGGTCAGAATAAGTATAGAGTGTGTAATAGACTGGACCAATACTTGCGGTATAGCTGTTCAATACATCGAGAACTATGTAGTTCGAGGATGAGACGGGTATTCTATTTGTTGAAGACGCAACGGAGGGCTTCAGGGTGAATTGGTTTATTCCTGCTCTCAAATATAATGTACCATAGTTAACTTGGATGGCAGTACCTATCATCGAGGCTGTAAAGAAAGCATTGTTTGTAATCAAAGTTGTGGTGGCCGGCACACTATGAAAAGTACCAACGCAAGGAATAGATGTAGCTTGGTTCAGACGGTTCGTTTGTGTATAATTTATAGAAAATGCACCCGCAAAACTCGGCGACACAAAATTTGTAAGTGCTTTAGTCGAAGTGTCAACTACATCTCCGTCAAGCTTTAATTCGGTCGGACTAATAACTTTTACTATCTTAAATGACTGTGTAGAATTTATAGTATCTGCGATGTTAGCCCGACCCGGTACTGTTATCGGATTTACTGCTGTATGAACATAAAGAAGTATATTCGCCCCCACCATTTCTGAATTAAACCCCGTTACATCACCGAAGCTAGAATAAAAAGTTTTCCAATCTACTCGATAATCAGCCGTGGTTTTATTTGCTGCTGAAACATCTCGTTGCAATCTTCCTCCGACAACTGAATATACAAACGGATTCCTGGACGCACCTGTGCATGACCCGGTGACGGTTACTGGCACGCCTAACGTAGCTCCAGTGGTAATATCAATCGTCGGAAGTAATAGCGGACTGACTTCTAGTTTTGGGGGATAGAAAAAACGAACCCGAGAAACATTTTTATATGTTGTGTTAATGGTAATGTTTCCGACCCATCTCACACTTTGGCCCATTCCAGTGGTTCCAACAAGAATTACACTTCCGGCTCCATTTGCTATTTCTTTATACACGTAGATTGCAACTGTAAAGTTGGCAATATCAACGTAATTTACATTTTTGGGAGGAGATGTTAAGTATAAAGAATTTCCCTTCGAATCAATAACCTCAATCTTGATCTCGGAGCCGTCCAAGAGGAAATCGGAGCCGTTGAAAGAAACGGAATTTTTTCCGGCAGTGAATACAGGATTGAATTCTACTACCTTAAAATATTTAGAAAGATGAGCGGTATCCTCAATATCTACAATGAGGGTATCGAGACCTTGTCGAATACCATTGGTGGTATAACTGCTGTCACCCCGCTTTCCTAATGAAGACAATAATTGTTTTGCCATTCATATAAATAGGCATAACCCATCTATATTCACAGTTCCTCGAAGTTATTTTATTCGAATACAACTTTGGCAAATCCGTCGGGGTGAGATATTTCTATAGTTTTATCAACAGCGTCACGAATGCTGTCCAGATGCGACACGACAATAATGAAATCATAATAATTTTTTAACACCGAAAATAAAGTTGACATCATTACTAAATGTTCCGAATCTAAAGTACCCATTCCTTCATCCAAAAATAGTCCGGAAAATTTTGGAAGGTTCGAAATTTCAGTTAACGCAACTCTGATTGCTATAGATGATATAAATCGTTCATATCCCGACGCAAGTTCTATTGGATATTTTCCCTTATCCTGATACACAATATATGGCACAATATTCTTACCGTCGGTCTCAAACTGAATGGTGTAATCTACAACTTGACTGAGAATAGAGTTAACTTCTTTTTCAATATTTATTATGGAATTACAAATGACTTGATACGGAATACCATCACGTCCTACGGCTTGCAGATAGTTTTGATAATTATCAAGCTCACCTTCCATTGCCGTAACGTCGGCCAAGGTCTGCGTAACTTGTTGAATGGCAGACTTAGCCATTTCTCGCTTGCCGGAAATATCCATGAGAATTTGATATTGTTTTTGAAAGGTAACATCAAGTTTCGTGAGTGTTGTCCGGAACGCATTGGTTTTGACTTGAACTTTGACGTTGTTTTCTACCGCCACTTCATTGCGGTGGTAAATTTCAATCTGTTGGATAACCACTTTGGTTGCCGCATCTAACCGTTCTAGTTCATTGGTAGCAATAATTATGTTCTTACTTGCCGAGGCACACTTGTCTTTGATGGTGCCACGGTCGGTCAGAAACTTGGTGTAGTTCTCATAAGTATTCTCAACCCACTTGACTGCTTCCAACTTCTTTCGAAAACCATCCAATTCATCCATAATTTCGGTGGTTTCAACTTTGTCTTTGATGAGTTCTTTTTTAGCTTTGGTTGCGTCTTTTACAAATGAATTATTGACGCAGAATTTACAATTGGGGTCATACTCATGCTTATCCAAACGAGCGACCTTTTCCAATTTACCTTTGATCTCGACCTTCTTCAAGTCAATCTTCTGCTTGAGAGCAATAATCTTATCGGAAAGTTCCTTGTAATTTTTATGACTTTCTACAAAATTGGATTTTTCTATCTTCTCAACCTCAGCATTAACTTCTGCCAGCTTCTTCTCCTGCTCGGATAGAATTTCTCTCGCATCGGAAATTACCTTGCGTTTGGTAATGAGGGTTTCCTCGGCAGTTTTCTTACGACTTTCCAATAGAGTCAAATCCGTTGGAACACTTGTGTCGAGTTTTATAATGTTGGTGGTTTCAAGAACAATTTGTTCGTTCACGTCGGCAATCTGTTTCTTCAGGCTTTCCGCTGCTGCGTTAGCCGCAGCAAACATTGACTCTGCATTTTTCAATGCCAATTCATTTTGTTGAATTTCAAACGGATAATTCTTATCCTTATGAACCTTGAGAAGAGTGGTCAATTCTTTGTTTCGTTCACCCGCAGCCTCGTGGAGGCGGTCAAACACATTGAGACCAATGTATTGGACAAGTAAATCTTTGCGTTCACTATTGCCCATATCAATAAACGATGTTAGATTCTTTGCCGTTTGAAATGACGCTGCCGTAATAACAAAGTCCTCATACGTTCCAATATAATCACGAATAATGTCGTTAGTATTTCTACGTTCATTACCATGAAGTTCTTCTTTGACTCCATTGGTCATTTTCCAGAATGAGACATCTACTTTGACATTCCCCGTGCGTCCAGTGTTACCTTCACGCTCAATGAAATATCGCACGCCTGAAATCTCAAACTCAAACTTGCAACGGAATGATGATTTTTGAACGTTCAAAACATATAACCCTTTATACCCACGGTCAAATTTATCAAAGAGACAAAAAATCATGGACGATAGGATGGCAGACTTACCCGATGCGTTTGGGCCAAAAATTCCATATACACCATCCATCTGTGTAAAATCAATGACGTTACCTTCACCATAGATAAACATATTATCCCATTCAAACTTGATGGGTTTCCATTTCAGATTACGAGAGAAATCATCCCGTTTGATTAGAGCATTTACCGCTTTGTTGATTTTCAGGATTTCCTCGATTTTTGTCGGGGAAGTGATTTCTGCCTTTTTAATCAAGAACTCGGTTAGCAACTTGTCTTGATAATCAACAATGGTCAAATCGGAAAGGACAATATCTTTGCATAAAGAAATAACGTCTTTTTTATCTTGCTCTTGGTCCATCCGAAGATATGCCGTTTCTACTACCTGCGTTCGCATTTTGATGTCAGCTACAACTTGCTTGATTTCTGATGCTATACTCTCATAGTTTCGGACACGAAGCCGAACCATCTTTGGTAATATTGAAATGTCCGTGGTCAGTTTTCCATTATGAACTTCCACTGTGAAGTAACCATAATCATTGGGAATTTCGTGATGAATGTAAGAATAATCAGATAAATCCCACAAAGAATAACCATGGCCCACAAGAGATTCTCCATGATTTTGTTGCACGAGACTCCCACAAAATCTAACACATGGTTTATTTTTGTCACTATCATAATCCTGCATATCCTGCATTTTATGTATGTCCCCCAACAACGCCGTGTGATGATTATCAAACAATGGAAGCATTATTGAAGGATTTTTAATCAAATATCCGGTATCCAATGCCGCACCATCTACGGCTCCATGAAACAATGCTATAATGTGTTCATACTGATTCCGATATACTGCCGGAATGTCTTTTCCGAGAAGATATTTATCCGGAGCATCCGCCACGGACATATTATTAAAAAGAATATTCCCGAATCCATATAAGCCGGATTTCTTGAGATAATAAATATTGGAATGATTGAGAGCATCAATTATGGGGGATAAAGAATCTAATCTACTTTTATTCGAAAGTAATTGATCGTGATTTCCAGCAATTATAATAAGCGGGCGTAGATTTGCTATATTAGTAAATAAATCGGATGCCATCTGAACACATTCCGGCGATAAATCTATTTTGGAATGTAGAACGTCGCCACCAAGAACTACACAAGTTGTTGATGGTGTTGACTTTATTTCTTCATAGAAACGAGAAAATACTTCTTTATACTCATCGTGCCGCTTATTTAATCTTATATGTACGTCGGCGAATTGAACGATATGAGTGAACTTTTTTATATCGGACTTGAGTATTGTAATCATAATTTCGGAAATTTTATTGGTTCATTCGCCTTTAATAGCCACATGGCTAATTTCCATCTCCAAGTTTTCAGATTTGGATTTACACACAAAAATAACTCCCCCGCTTTTTGCCATTTTTTAATAGGAGCAACAATGACATACCCACCACAGTTTATACCAATCCCTCCATGTTCTGTTACATGGATACTATCGGCATAATAATCACCCGGTCGTTCCCGCCATATTTCTTTATCCGTATTTTGACATGTTTCATTCATAATTCTAGTTTGTATTTTAACAAATCAATTTCGTCGAATTCACGGGCATTTCGGATGAGAGTATGGATGCAGTCAAATCCCAATTTTGATGGGTCTTTGCCTGATAGTCTGACAATAGAAATCTCTTCGAGAGAAGGCACTTGTCGCTTTAGCCGTTCGTATGCTTTTACTGAATCCTTCTCCGCATCCAAATCCAATACGACATTAACTCGTTTGACGTGATATTCATTCATCCTAACCAATAATGCTGGCTGTGGAAATTTTCCAAATAACGGGATAGCATTGTTACGCACGGTGATCGCATCAAAAACTCCCTCTACCAGATTTAAAGGTTCATCATAATTGATAAAACTCTCGAATCCAATTATGTTCATGGAAACATCCGGTTTTTTATGCGGCACACACGGGTCATCCGTGTAATAGCGTCGGCCAATGAAAAAATTCAGTGTCCCCTTGGCATCGTAGGATGGAATAATAACATGGTTCTCATACTCACCACTTTCACAATACCCAATATTATATCGAAGAATATCTTCCCGAGTAATACCCCGTCGTTTTAAATAAACCAATGCATTCTTGTATTCCGGTGTTTTCTTGGGTTTATGCATCGGGTGAAACTCGGGCGGAAGATGAACGAACGAAAGGTCGGGCTTCGCATAACGAGCTATTCTAATGTCACCTGTAAGCTTGAGAATAGATTCTCGATAATTGGGTGGTGCTTGTAGTTTATAAAGAAGACTGCCAAATGACCCACCTTTCGTGTCACAACGCCAGCAATGGTAATTTCCTATTTTTGCCCCCCCAACAGCGATTTCCAATTTATTGGTGGCAAGATTCTTATCAAGACAAAACGGGCAATGATACGTAGCCTGAACGCCGCCTTTTCGGACATACGCTTTCTGACCAAGTAACTGGTCAAAGATGGCTACGAGTTCTGATTGTAACAGCATTGTGTCATCAATAATAGCAACAAACTATCCCAATGTCCACTTTTTATATCATGCTTTATCAATGGTCGACAATTCTCGAATTAACACTTCTTTTTCGTGTCTCGCATCAATTTTTAATTCTGCACCATCCAATTGAACTTGTCCGCCTGGAACTGGAATCCATGGATATTTCATTCGGATAGTGCCAAGAATTTCTTGGCATATAGCAAAAAAATATCGTCGTATCCAGTGTCTCCC